TCCGCAGGACCAGGGTCTGGACCCCGCGCTGGGTACTCGCCGCCGGAGCGGGTACGATGGTCGTGGTGGTGGCCGTGCTGATGGCCGTGTTGCTGCCGACCGCCGTGGCCGACGACGAGGTGAAGTCGGTGCCGCTGAACGTGACATCCAATGCCGAGGTCGAGGACGTCGTCACCCGCAGGATCGTGGAGGTGGTATCGAGAATGATCATCCGAGCTGGCTCCAGAGGGGTGAAGTGTAACCGCCGCCGCCAGCAGGCGCAGCCCAAGTACCATCGGCGCGCAAGAAGTTGGCAGTGCCCCCACCGGAGGCCGGGGCTAGGCCCTTCGCGACGCTGGTGAAAGCGTCCAGCATGGCCGTCGCTTGGGTCGCGGTCAAAGCAATCGGGGTCGCCGCCGATCCGGTGTTGTTCCCCATGATGGAGTTTGCCGCCAAGCTGGCCATCTTGGCGAGGGTCACGGCCCCGGCGGCTATAGCGGCGGCAAAGGACCCGGTGCCGCTGCCCGTTACATCGCCGGTTAGCGTGATGGTCTGGTCGCCTGTGTTCGTGCCGGACAGCCCAAGGTCGGTCTTCAGGGTGGCAAGCGTCTGAACCTCGGGGGCCCCGGTCGCAGCCGTCTTGCGATAGAAGACGGTCCCTGTGGCGACGTTGGCCATCTGCGCCAGCGTCACGACACCGGCATCAATAGACCAAACTGTGCCACCCCCGGAAACGGTGATGTCGCCTTTATCGCCATCCGAGACCCCGCCGGGCGGGGCTACCCAAGACCCGTCGGCCCGCAGAAAGTTCGTCGTGCCGCCGCTGCTGGCCGGAGTGAGCCCCTTCAGCGCGCTGGTGAAGGGGTTCAGCATGGCTGTCGCTTGGGTAGCCGACAAGGACATGGGGGACGCCGGGGCCCCGGTGTTGTTGCCAAGGATAGAGTTGGCCGCGACGGTTATACTACCTCCGCCGCCACTCAAGGACACCCATGCCCCGTTCTTGGAGACCACCGGGTTCCCGGCGTTGGTGTCGTACATCAGGATACCGTCGATCTGGGCCTTGGCATCCGATGTCAGGCTGGCGAGGAGAACAGCAGCCCCCTCGCCCGCTTCGCGTTGCGGCAGGGTCCGCAGGAAGGTCGTCACCGCCGTCATCCAATGCTTGATCTGCCGGGGCGTAGGCTCCGGCGTCTCGGGCGGAAAGGGGATGATCTGACGCGATGAGCTCATGTGGACTAGAACATTCTGACACCTTGGTTGGTGACCACTATACGCTTCCCGTTCGGAAGCGGAAAGGCCTTGTGTTTCGTCGGTGGGGCGGAAGACTGGGCGACGGCATTTGCGCGCCAGAGCTGGCGGATAAAGACGTTACCAGAGCCGCCCCGACCATAAATCTCGTTGTAGAAGGTGTTGCCTGCGGTCGGGTACCACATCTTGCTACCAGCGATCCAACGGTAGAAGAAGTCCACCATCGGGCGGATCAGCGGCGGCACCAGCCCCTTTCTTGGCCCCCTTGGCAGCGGATTACTGCGGGACAGTCGCCCGAACCGTCACGGATAGGCGTAGAGTTTTAGTTTAGTGAGGAATATGTCGCCGGGAGATATTCCCCCGGACGGGGTGTCTACCGTCCACCACACCACAAGGTTCAAGAAAGTTTCTCCGGCACCCACCGTGAACGTTGCGTCGATATCGACCACGCTTGGTGATCCCTGCGATATATTGGTCTGGTGGTAGGTTACGGAGTTATTTCCGTTAAAGACGAAGAATTTCCCGAGGGCGTCCCACGCTTCCGCGCCATACCCATAGCGAATGTTCGATACAAGCTGTGCGATAACCCGATATTGCTGACCAGCTACGGCGGCGCGTGACATCGGTATCTTCAGTGCGGGATACGCGCCGGTCTTGTCGCAAAGTATCATCCCACGATCCGCCCCGGTTACATATTGGGCTAGGGTTTCGGTAGGAAGGTGGACTTTCGTCGCGCCTTGCGGGCTTACAGTGTTATTCCATTCCGTTTCATAGTCGATGACGAAGTTGCCACGGAAGTTCGTGTCGATCAGCGTTCCTGCCGGAACAGTCGTCAGGGCGGGACATGTAACTGCCGCAGTTGTATAGGTAGCCGACCCGCTGCCGTTGGTTGCCGTGATGAAACAGGTCAGATTTGTCGAGGCGTCCGCTGCAACTCGGTTATATACCTTCGATGTGGCACCGCCAATGTCGGTGCCGTTCCTCCGCCACTGATAACTGTATGCCGGGGCCGGATATCCAGAACTGTAACCTACACCGCAGGCGATTTCAGTGTCCTCAACGCCAAGCGTTCCACTGGCGGGCGTCCATACCTTGTAACCCCAGCCGGGATGCTGTCTGACGACAATGACCGGGTTGGTTGTGAAGGCCGGTGCAGAGTTTGACGGAGTGCCTGTCGGGGTGCATTTGCCGCGATCCGTCCCGCTGGTGATCGGGCTGGCATACGGAAAGTTTGCAGACCACAATCCGCTACCAGAAGCAGAGTTTTGCCGCAGGCCGCACCAATGCGGCGCGCCACTTATCAGCCCAGACTTGGACCCAGACGCGGCGACCCCCAGTGTTTCAACCCACTGATACCCGTCAAGCGAGTGCCGGAAATCGCGGCTGGTGACTGTTTCAGTGGCATACTGATAGGCGGAAATGTTCCAACTGACCGACCCCGACCCAGCCGTGAAAAAGTCATCGTCATACGACGATGCAGCCGGTTCACCGAATGGCAGTTGTTCTGGCCGACCCGTCCACGCTGTCAGGCCGGAAAGCGGCATCGAGGTGTCATACAGGTCTGCCCAAACCGTGCCGGGCGACCACGCCGCCATGACGTAGGGCGACCACTTGCGATATTTTGACAGGTGCGCGATGGAGACAGCGGCCTGATTGGTCGTATTGAACGCCCCGCCTTTAAGCAAGGCTTGCGCCCCCGTTATCCCACCGGGGCCGTTTTGCAGCATCAGCAGCGGGATATGTTCCCAAGACGAAGCAAAGGCCGCAATGTTCCCATAGTTGTTTGCAAGCTGGCTAGCGTAATCGTTCGCCAGAATGAACGGTTCACCGATCTGCTCGTCAAACCAAGTCTGGTTGGAGTAACCATTCGCCTCTGTGGAAGGGAACCCGACCAACGAACTGCTTCCCCATTGGAAAGGTTCGGCAAGGCCGCTTTTCATGGCACGGGCGGCGGCAAGAAGGGTGCTGTCGGAAAGCAGGAACGCGGCCATATAGAGCCAAGATTGGATAGCTGCCTGCTGTCCGGCCCCGCCGATATTCCCGCTGATCAGAACACCCCAGCCGCGCGTGGTAAGCCCGTGAATTTGGATGCCGAACCGCACTACCATATCCATAAGGGTTGCACGGTCGTTTGACGCCAAGGCCGACGAGTGCATGAGCGTCATCAGTCGCGCATACCACTGGGCAACATCCGATGAGTAATTGGTCGTGGAACCGCCTGTCGCAACGTCCAGCCGGAACCGGCGCAGCAGTTCGCCGGATGATCCGTAAAGGCCGAGGTCGGCGGGCACCTTTGCCGATGCGCTGGCAAAGGTATCAGTGAAACTCCCCGGCATGGCGACAGACCGCAGGGCGTTTGTGTTGATCTGAGACTTGCGCCACATGGTTTTGGTCAGCGCCGAGGGCGATGGCGGATATGCGTCCGCGTAGGGCGCAGCCGACAGGACGTGAAGCGGGACGTATTTCTGAATACACTGCCAGTAATATGGGTTGGTTGCAGTCCCCAATCGCACGGATTTGACGAAACTTGTGTTCGACCCGGAGCTGATCGCGATTGCCCCGTTTATCGCAGGATCAACGTTCAGGGCGGCGCTGTAAGTTGTCGGTGTGGCTGCCATTCCTGCACCGACAGCGCCGCCGCCATTCCCCGCGCCGTTGCCGATATAGGCATCAAAACCCTGCGTGGTTGTAATGTAGGGATCACGCATCATCCCATGACCGACAAAGCTGTTTGCATCCCTGTCGGCAGATGCAGGGCTTGTACTGGTGATCTGGAAGGCGCTTGTGGAAAGAACGAACGGTTCCCCCGTCACGAATTGCCCTACAGGAACAGCAGTGTTGAAATTGAACGTGACGCCGTTATAGGTCACTGAGGTTTGGTTTGCCGTTGCTGCAAGCGACCCACCGCCGTTTCCGGGGGCAGGGGGAGATAGGCCTGCCCCCTCGGACAGGCCTGACCCGATGCTGATACCGGTTACACCAACATTGAGACCGGCAGCCCCGGCGAGCCCCGGCATATCAGGCAGGCCCGTTGCTGGATTGCAGGAAGGTGGCAGTGACAGAGCCAGTGCCTGCCGTCAGCGAGATGCGGGCGTATTTCGGGGCGAACATGAAGTTCGACTGCTTGGTGGCCGAGGCCCCGACGACGTTGGTGTCGGAGCTGTCCACCCATGTCATGGACCCGGTGGCGACCGGGAACTTCGGGTCGTTCGGGTCGTCAAAGGTCGTCTGCACGGTGTAGGTGACAGTACCTGACACCGTGCACTGGAAGCCGATTTGACCCGGGGCGAAGTCGTCAAACCGCACCCACTGGGAGAAAGTACCCGCTGCGTTCGGGCCCACCACGACGGTTTTCGCTTGCATATCCGGGTACTCCTATCAGCTCGCGGCCACGGCCTGACCGTAATGAACCACCAGCGTGCCGGTGCCGGTGCCGGTGTTGGCCGACAGCAGCCACAGGCGCACGTCGGTAGTGCCGGTGTTGATCCAGAGGCCGGTGCGGGTGGCGTTGGTGCCCGGGGTGACGTTCACCGGGCCGATGGCGATGGCGGTGTTGTCGGCGGCCACGGCCAGTTCAGTCGCGGCGACCGAGGTGCCGATGTTGAACGTCGAGGCAGCACCAGACCACGCCGCCGTGACGTAGAGGCGGATGCCGATGATGACGGAACCGGCGGGCAGCACAATGTTGGTCGCCAGCGCAGCGGCGGAACCGGCCTGTGTCACGGCGACTTGCTGCACCAACGGGACATAGCCAAGGTTCTTGACGTTGCGCCCCAGAGTTGTGCCGGTGGTCGAGAAGATGGTACCCGAACGGATCGGGCCGGTGAAGGTCGTATTCGACATTTTAGGTCTCCTGCACGGTTACGCCTGTCAGTCTGTGCAGCGTCCGCTAGGTCGGTCGGACAGGCAGTTCGTCCCTAGACGCAGAGGGGCCGCGAACGGCCCCTCTACAGTGAAATCAAGGGGTTAACCCGGGAACGAGCCCCAGATAGACCGCCAGTTGTAGTAGCTGAACGAGTAGCGCTCGTACCCCTTCACCAGCAGGTTGTCTGTGATAAAGTCGGGAAGCATATCAGTTTCAAAGGAAACACGTGACATGTAGGCGAGGCCGTCGATGTTCGTCAGCAGGAACCAGTTGTTGGCGTTGGTCAGATAGTCGTTGACCACATAGCTTTCCGACAGACCGCCCGAAGTCGACAGGATCGCGTTGACGTCGTTGTCGGCAGTGCCCGGGCGCAGTTCCGTCTTGGTCAGGCGGATCGCGGTCGGTTCCTGCGTCGGCGGCACAACCAGCTTCCGGGCGCGGGCGAAGATTTTCAGGCCAGCCTGATCGCGGAAGTTGGTGCGGACGCTGATCATCCCGTTCAGCAGCGAGGCCTCGTTCAGGTCGGTGTCGACCGAGGGGCGGTTCGCGACGGTGGTACCGTCGATGGGGTGGTCAGTGGCGCAGAGCGCCTTGCCGTCGCCGCCGACCGAGGCGTTGTAGGTCGTCGCCGTGTTCAGCACGTTGACGGCGTAGATTTCCTTGGTCTGGGCGAAGCTCTCCACGAGGCCGAGGTTCGACGGGGCGAACTGCGACTTGTAGAGGTTGTCGTCGATGGCCTTGCGGGTGATCGAATACCCCAGACCAACTTCGATGTGCTCTTGGTTGTAGACGAAGCGTTCACCGGCACCGTTGTCGAAGGAGGTCTGACCGCCTTCGGTCTTCAGCTGGGCCAGCCCGAGGAACCGCATTTCAGCGGTACGCTCAAGCGCCATCTTGGACTTGTGCTTGGTGAAAATCTTGTCGTACTGCGTCGGGATTTGCTCGTATTTCCCCTCGATGCCACGGAGGCCGGGGAGGAGCAGGTCTTTGATTGCGGCGAGATTGACGGCCATGGTGCTTGCTCCTTACGCGATGCCGACCGGGCCAGCACCGTTGGTGCGGGTCGAGGCGTTGTTGAAGCCGACGATCACTTGGTTGAACTGCGAAGTGAAGTCGGTACCGTTCACGCCGGGCGGGTTGTCCACCAGACCACGGATGATGAAAGGCAGGGTGACGGTGGTAGCGAGAGTGGCCTGATCGACCGACATCCCGCTCAGGCCCGTGGCCGTGCTGCCGGTACCGACGGCGAGGTTGATGTACTCACCGATGTTGGCAAAGCCGACGGCAGCGGCACCTGTCGCCTGCACGATGAACTGGGCGTTCGGATCGTCGATGATGTAGGCCTCGACATCGCCGGTTGCGTCCGAACCCGGCCAGTAGTTCGACCAGACGGTGCGCTTCTGCGAAGTAGACAGGTACTTGCACCCGGCGAAGATGCCTTCCATGCGGACAGTCGAGGCTGTCGCTTGGGCGATGTAACCGGTAGCAAGGGGAATGACGGCGTCACCCCAGAAAATCGGGGTGGCGTTACCTGCCGCGATCTTGCGGACAGAGTGCTCAAAGGTCGGGGCCGAGCCCGTGCCCTTGATGCGGCGGAAACCGAAAGGCGCGGAAATGTTCGCCATGTCGGAAATCTCCTTCATCAGGAGCTTCCACATCGCGCACCGGGGCGAGGTCGGAAAGCGGGGATACAGTGAAACTCCCGCGCCGGGGGGAGCTTATGACGGCGATAATACACCGCTGACGGAAATAGTAAAGAGGGGACGTTTCCGCCCCCTCTTCGTTGCCTGTCCCTGCTGATTTTCGATCAGCTGTCGGCGATGGGGATAGCTTCGTACCCCTTCTTGACGGCGACCAGCGACTTTCCAGTGCTGTCGTGCCGCTGCAGCTGACCGGGCGGTGCCGTGGTCAACTGTTCTTCCTTGGTCCGCACCTGCGCCCGGGCCTTCTGCAGCTCGCGGTCGCGGGCCTCTTGCGAGATGACCTTCGGGCGTTCCATCAGCACCAGACCCTTCCGCAGCACTTCGTTGCCGGTGTAGCCTGCGGGCATCAGCTCGGGGTGCCGCGATTTCGGCACGGGTTCCCAGCCCCGGCGCTGCAGGTTGACCTGATCCGATGGGTCTTCAAAGCCAAGCACCGACCGGCGCTTCCACTCATAGACCCAGCCCTCGGGGATCATGTTGGGGTTGATATAGAACTCGTCGACCGTGTCGTCGATATCGTTGTTGCCGTGCTCACGCAGTTCGGCGGCACGCAGTTCGGCGCGTTCCAGCGGGCTGAGTTCCCGGGCTTCGGGGGCGTCGGGGCGCGGCGACGCCGGGCGATTGGGGTTCGGGGTCTGCGGGGTCATCGTCCAATCCGTCCTTCCTTGATCAGCCGGAGTTTCTGCTTGGCATACTCCTCGGGCGACATGTTGATGCTCTCGGCGATTTCGCGCTCCTCGCGCGTCAGCCGAACGACGTTGTCGCGGCGCGTCGGTTCCTCGCTCCGGCTGACCGGGGCGGCTGCAGGCGCGGCCTCGCGCTTCTTGGTGGGCTCGGCGGCTTCCGACAGCGGGCTGGCGTCAGGGGCCTCGTCCGAGGTGAAGCCCAACCGCTTTTCGATGGCGGCGAAGTAGGCCGGAGTATCGACGACGAGGCCGTCGTCAACCGCCACGGCATGTGCCAGCAGCATCTTGCTGTTCAGCGCCGGGTTGGTGATGCAGTCTGGATGCGCCCTGATCCACTCTGCCGACTTCGGCGACAGCCGCGAGGCAAAGCTCTCGACCGGGTCTCCGGCGGGAGCCGGGGCCGGGGCCTGCCGCTTGGGTTGCTGCAACATGGCATCGCGGCCCAGCTTCAGCTGATGCAGGTTTCCGGCCTGTTCGCTGATCTGGGCATTGATGTCGGCGGCGCGCCCGAAGTCCTGATCGGCCATGGCTTGGGCATAGTTGTGCTTCAGCGCTGCCATGTCGTTGGTCAGGGTGTCGATGGCGGTGTTGACCAGCTGCAGGTTGGTGTCATCCACTTCCAGCTTGGCCTCGTGGGCCTCGACCACGGCGGCCTGTGCCCGGCGCTCCGCCTCTTGGCGTGCCGTGCGCTCTGCCGCCAGCTGACGTTTCAGGGCCTCGATCCCGTCGTCCGGGGCAGCAGGGGCCGTCTCTTCCTTCTCGGGCTCCTCGTCCTGATCCACGGCAACGTCAAGCTCTTCAAGCTCGTCCTTGTCGATCAGGTCGTCGTCATCCTTATCCGCCATGTGCTGGCTCCTCAGTAGAAGGTGTCGGGGTGCTCGACCCGGCCCCGGACGAGGATGTCGTCGAGGACACGGCACGAGACGCGATTGACGCTGCAGCCCCAGCCGTCCGACGGGCGATAGAGCAGCCAGTCCTTGCCGGGGGTAAAGGTCAGGCCTGTGAACCAGTTTTCGGACGCGACGAGAGCTTGGGGCCCCATCTTGACCAGCAGACCGATCTTGCCCTGATACTTGTCCTCCTCCCGCGCGTCGTCGGTGAGGATCAGGCCGGATTTGGCCTTGGCCGGGCGGATGTAGGTGGCAAGCAGAACCTGATTGTGGAACAACTCGAAGTTGGACAGGTCCCCGATTGCGTCGAGGATCGTCTGCCTCGGGTCGACATCATGCGCCATCTCAAGATGTGGCATTGTAACTCCATATATAGCCTGAGAGGACCCCAGTGTGCCGCAACAGGTTGGGGCGGTCAATAGCTATTTCAAGAGTTCCGAAACCGTGGAGGCTACATCGTCGCATATATCGAGGACGTCTTTCAGGCTCTGGATTGCCCCGGCTTGATATTTGTATTCCTCGTACGACGTGATGACGCCTGACGCCATGGCTTCCTTTCGGTCGTTCAGTCGCTCAAGCACGGCCTCGCGCAGTAGTTTCTCAAAGTGATTTCCGACGGTGTAGATCGCCATGCAGGCCTCCAAAACAGATGCCCGGGCGCGCTAGGGGGATAGCGCGCCCGGGGTTGGGCTCCAAATCGGTACGCTCTCAGGCTTTGGAGCCGTATGCCTTCATTTTCTGCAGACGGCCCAGACCGCCCTCTGCCCCGGCAGTCATGTGCGGGTAGACCTTGCCCCCGGCCTTGCGGGCCATCATGGGCGGGGGTCCGGGCGGCATGCCGGGCGGCATGCCGGGCGGCCCCGGGGGCGGCATCATCGGGGGGTGCATCATCGGAGGCGGTGCGCCAGCGCCCATGGGCGGGCCCGGGGGCATCGGCGGCGGCCCCGGCGGCATCATCGGGGGACGCGGAGGCATGGCACCCATCGGCGGGGCCGGGGGTGCGGCTGCCGCCTCGGGTTCCTTGCCGTGCTGGGGCGAGATGATGATGTTGATATTGGTCTTTCCGGTGCGCCCGCCGTTCTTGCGTTCGACCCGACCGCCGCACTTGCGGCAGGTGCAGTCCTTGGCGTGCTTGACTTCGCCGCCGCGCTTGTAGCCGGTATCTTCGTCCGGGCTTCCATCCATTTCGGACGAACCGATTTCCGGGTCCAGATCAGTCGCACCGAGGTTCTTGGGCCGGGGCTTCGGGCGCGGCGAGGTGTCGACAGCGCCGCCGGTCGCCTTGGCTGCGCCCCCCTTCTTCATCCCGCCGTCCTGTTTCTGGCCAGCGCGGTCCTCGTTGGCTTCCTTGACATCCCGGTTCTCGTATTGGGTGCCGATGTTCTGGGCCTTGCGCGGCTTGCGGTCAGCGCGCTCTTCGACCTCTTCGCCGTCGACCTTGCCGCCGTCCTTGCGTGCCTGCCGGGAGACAGGGCGCATGCCGGTCTTGCTGTAGGTGTTCAGCTTCTCAGGCGGTGTCCAAGTGGAAGCATCGGCGTCCGTGGTATCACCGCCGGAGGCGCGTGAACTGGCTTTGCTCTTCAGCTGGGCCCGGAGGTCAGCAGCGGTGTATTCGGACATTGCAGGGCTCCTTGCACAGGTCATGGCGATTTATAGCGCGAAACGAGGGACAATGCACGATCAATGTGTCCCTGCCCGCGCACGGGCTTCGTGGTGTCGTGGCGACGCAGCCACTGCTTGAACTCAGGCACGGTCAGGCGGGCCACGGCCTTGATCCGGTCGCGGCCCTTGCCATCCGAGAACCCCCGGTCATAGGCGTCCAGTGCGGCCTCGCGCGTGGCGAAACCGAGGAGAGCCTTGTGCTCATCGAAGGCCTTGGTCTTCAGGTCCTGCTGATCCACGACAAACACTGCCGTCGAGGTGGGATCAGGGCCGAGGTAGACGTCGACGTGATCGCCGTCCGCACCCTCGGTGCCCTTCACATAACCATAGTGGGCAGGCATCGTGACCGACCACTCCTTGCCATTAGGGTCGATACCGCTGCGCGTCGATCCCTTCAGGTTCTCGATGCTGATCGGGATACCCTGAAACGATGTATGGTGCTTCAGGTAATTCCCCGCTGCCTTCTGTGCCTCGGTAGGCTCGACCGCCCCGCCTGCCGCGTAGCCGTGCTTGCGCGCCAGCTCGATGTGAGCCGGATCAATCCCGAAGGACTTCGCCTGCTCCGGCGTCATGCCCATCACCTCGTCCAGCGTATCCGTCAGGCGGTTGGATGGGCGTGCTGCGTGATCATCTCGTACTCCCCGAGGATTTCCTCCCGGGGTACCTTTTCCGGGTCCTTGTACTTTTCCACCAGCCGGTCCAGTTCCCGGTTCAGCAGCGCGTGCTGCTGCGGCGACATCCGATTTACTCGGGCTGCCCCGATCAAATACGTCGCCCGTTTCGATATAACGGCGTGTGGCGTGTTTCCGGTCGGCATCCTTGCCCCTCCACTTCATGATGGCCACGGGCGGCAGGCCCATGCTCTCGTCCCAGCCCTGAGACCGCCAGTGGTCCTTCATGTCCGCGAACTGTTGTTTAGTAACATATTCCGGCTTGAAAGGAACCCTGCCGAGCTCTTCAAAGCCGAATTTGCGATAGAACGAGGGCAAAAACCCGTCCGGGTGTTTCTTCGACGGCACAGCATAGGCGTCCAGCGCCGTGACGCCGTGCTCGATGGCCTTCAGGACGACGGCGGGGCCGCCGATGCCCTTGGCCCCGGGCTCATTGTTGATGACGCTGGTCAGGGACGTCTCGTTCGGGCCCAGATCAGGGTGCTTGAACCCATAGTCGTCGTCGTAGTTGGTGCCGTGCTTCAGGCCGAAGTAGACCTCCCCGTCCTTCATCTTGAACGCCTTGAAGTGCTTCTGCTTGATCATGGTCTTGAGCTCGTCCGGGGAGTAGGAGCTCAGGGTCGAGGAAGCATCCGAGTTCTTGATGGCGTTGGAGAACTGGGTCGGGGATACGCCGCCGTCCTTCACGGCCTCGTCAGAGGTGTTCCAGCCGTCGGTGACCGTGTGCAGGGCGAGGCGCGCCGCCTTGGGCGACTGGATCGGGTATTTCTGGTTTCCCTTGCGCGGCAGCAGGTCTGCCACCTCCTTGGTGACGGTCGCCACAGGCATAGCCAGATCGAAGGCCCGGCGTAGGTTGGTCTTGCCTGCGGCACGCTGCTCGTCATGCCAGTCCTTCCACAGCGTCTCAGCAGCGACCGGGTGGTGGAACTTGCCCACGACATGGCCGCGCAGGCCATACTCGTAGCTCTCATGCTCCGGCAGGCCTTCGTCCTTCAGGTGGACGACGTTGTCCTTGTTCCGGTCCAGCTTGATCAGGTACAGTGCCATCGACCGGTCGACCCCGTGAAAGTCAGGGTCGGACGTCGCGCGGACCACCTTGTCCATGTTCGGGGCCCCGAGGTTCTGCCCTGCAGGTGAGGCCAACACATCGGCAATCCGCTTGCGCCCGCCAAAGGTCAGATTGTCCGTGAAGGCCTCGGCATCCGGGTGCATGAGACCCGGGAACTGCTTCAGGGGGGCATGCTCCGGGTCAGCTGTCGGGGTGCGGATCATCTCGTCAAGCTGCTTCACGGCATCAGGCGCGATGCGACCAGAATGCGCGTGCGCCAATGCCGTGCGGACGAGGGCCTTGGTGAAGGTGGCGTTGGACCGGTGGGTATCCGGGTTCATCGACATCACGACGCCATAGTCG